CGATTTAAATTTATCAAGCTGGCAATTTACTCTAGAAGATAACCCGATTCTCACGGACGAATACAAGCGCGACTTAAAAAAAGAATACACAGGCATGTGGTACAAGCGCTATATATTGGGGGAATGGGCTGTAGCACATGGTCTCGTATATGATCAGTTTGACAACGACAATATCTATACAGAAGAAATGCAAAATCCAACTTTTAGTGTTGTTGGAATTGATTACGGTAGTGCAAATCCTACAGCGGCTGTTTTACTATGCTGTAACCCAAAAAAATGGCCGCAACTTTGGGTAAAAGACACATATTATTTTAATTCAGCAACAGCAGGACGCGGAAAAACAGACGCTGAGCTTGCAGATGATTTGGAAAACTGGATTCGACCTTACAATATAGAGACTATTTATTTAGACCCGAGCGCTAAGAGTTTAAACTTAGAGATGTCACGGCGCGGTATACCGGTTTCTCAAGCAAAAAACGATGTAATGTCGGGCATTCAGGTTGTCTCTAAGTTTGTCGGTGGAAAGAATTTGTTGGTAAACGCTAGGTGTAAAGAGCTAATAGACGAGCTTAAGAGTTATTCTTGGGATCCAAAATCAATTGAGCGCGGAGAAGACAAAGTTATAAAAAAGAATGACCACCTTTGCTTTGTTGCTGGAACTCTCATCACAACGGAAAAAGGCGATATTCCTATCGAGGACATACAGCTTGGCGACATGGTGCTAACTAGAAAGGGATTTAAGCCTGTCACTTGTTTGATGAGCAGCGATTCTTCGGATATATGGCAGTTAATGGCTGGAAATAGAACTTTAGTTGGAACCGGAAATCACCCTGTTTTAGCTGACAATAAATTTGTTCCATTGAATTCTTTGAATGGATTTTTTCAAATATTTGCACTAGAAAATAACAATATAGAAAAACAAGAAACTCAATGCCTTACTAGACCAATTTCTGTAAAAGGAGAAAAAGTTAAAGTATTCAACATCGAAGTAGAAGAAGAACACGAGTATTTTGCTAATGGAATACTCGTGTCAAACTGCGACGCTTTACGTTATAGTATTTTTTCTAAATTCCCCGACGGATCATTTGATCATTTCGAACAGGACTATAGCATGGAAGCAGTAAGAAGGCGAGCTTATGGTGAGCAGCAAGGAATGAATGGAATGCTAGGATTTTCTAGAGGCTCTTATTTCTAAATTGGTTTTGTGTTAACTTTAATCTATTATTCTGAAGGGCGACAGATGCAAGATTTTTACAGTGACGGGGAATCAATAGAAGATAAAGACATCAAAAAAATGATGGATCATTATTATAGCCAGGATTACCTTGCGAATAGTGCCTTTTGGTCTGAAGCTGCAATAGATAAACGATTCAAAATCGGCGATCAGAATCTTCTTTCTACGATTTACGGCGATAACGGTTTTTACAGCCGAAGGCGCTTCTTTTTCAATCTGATCCGACGAAACGTGAACATGATCGCGGGCTATCAGCGACAAAATCGAAAAAGCTCGTCGTTTGTACCTATCGATCAAAAAGACCAGCAGCTTGCAGACGATTACACAAAATTGTCTATGTGGAGCGAGCGAAGAGAAGGCTTTCACGAGTATTTCAGTCAAGCGTTTGAAGGCGCTGTAGACACAGGTCTTTACATGATAGAGCTTGTTAATGACTACTCGATGGACGCTGTGAGCGGAGAATTAAAAGCTGATTGTGTCGCTTACAATGATTTCATGATAGATCCGAACTTCAAAAAGCAAGATCTTTCAGACTGTAATTTTATCTGGCGTAGAACCTGGCTTACAAAAGAAAAAGCTAAGCAGTTCCTTCCAGGAATGGAAAAAGAAATTGAAAAAATGAATGCCGACGGCATGAAAGACGGTAGATTTCCGATTCAAGCTGAGTATGTTGGAAATTGCGACAAATTGTTTACATGCGATCAGTTTCATTATGCTTCTTCAAGAGAATGCATTTTAGTCGTCGATACAAAAACGGGAGAAGTTGTCGAATGGGAAGAAAATCCGGACGACGATGAAGACGAGCTAGAAAGAACTCTAGCTCAGCAACCGTGGCTAAAAATCAAAAAGACAAGAAAGCCGACAACAAAGCTTGCGATTCTTCTGGGTGGTAGAATCATGTATCACGGCCCGAATCTTCTGAATGTAGACAGATATCCTTTTGTGCCACTTCTTTGCTATGACGACCCATCAATCAGCTCATACGCATCAAGAAAGCAAGGGATCATTAGAAATCTTCGTGACGCTCAGTATTTGTACAACAGAAGACGCATCATTGAACTTGATATCATGGAATCTACGATCAACTCTGGGTACAAGTACAAAGTCGGCGCTGTTACTGATGAAAATTGTTTTAGACAAACGGGTCAGGGTTTTCTAATACCAGTCAATCGAAACGCTGAAATGAGCGATGTTGAGCGCATAGATCCGCCTGGAATTCCGGCTTCTATGATCGAACTATCTCGCTCTCTAGCTGAAGACATTACAAAAATTAGCGGAATTAGCGAAGAGCTTCTCGGGGCTGCTGATGATGACAAATCTGGAATTCTTTCTATGCTTCGGCAAGGTGCAAACCTTGTTTCACTACAGACTATTTTTGATAAAGCCGACTACAGTCAAAAGCTGTTTGCGTCATTAAGAGCTGAAGCTATTAGAAAAAATTGGAGCAACGGTAAAATAGAAAAAATTCTAGGAAAAAAGCCGGATCCGTCTATGCGACTTTCTAGCTCTCAGAAATTTGATGTTGCTGTTGAACAGGGCGCATACAGCACCACACAGCAGCAAATGCAGCTAAAACAGCTTATTTACTTCCGAGAGATGGGAATTCAGTCAATTACAGACGCTGATATTCTCAACGCTGCTACGATACAGAACAAAGGCGAAATTCTAGAGCGCCAAAAGCTTCAAGACCAGCAGCAGCAGCAACAGCAAGAAGCTATGATGCAGCAGCAGCAAGAACAGCAAGCTAATCAAAGAATGATGGACTTTGCAAAAGCTCAAAAAGATATGGCTTCTACTCGGAATCTTCAAGCTGACACAACACAAAAGATTGCAGAAATTGAAGAGACTGAAGCTACAGCAGAAGAAAAAAGAACGCAGTCTGACTTAAATCTTGTAAAACAAATGATTGAATTGGAAAATCTAGATTTAAGACAATTAAAAGATTCTATAGATTTAGCATCTTTGATAAAACAGCAGCAAGAGCTAAATCAAGTTATTAATTACAGAACGCAAGGCATTCCTGAATTTTCAAACGAATTACAGAAAATCAATGAAGTTCCAAACGGAATTCTTTAACATCAATTCTTAGGAGAAAAAATGAAAAATTCATATTCTAATGACATGAAAAAATCTTATAAGTCTAACGGAAGCTACGATGCTGGTTGTGTCAAGCAAGCATCCGAAGAAAAAATGCAAATGCTTGGAAATGGCGGTGGTAAATACAGCTATAACAACGCAAAAGAATTGAAACAAAAAGCAGATGCTCTAGCTAAAGTGGTAAAATAATTTGTCTGAAAAAAAAACAATTGGTGAGCTAGCTTATCAAGCGTCGTGTGATACAGAGAAATACTGTTCTTTAGAAGTTGGCGAGTCGATGTCGAGTCAAATTGAAGAACAAGTGTGGGAGTGTATCGCACGACAAAAAGATAAGTTTGAGGGTGATTTCTGCGTGGTCATGCTTATTGCATCTGATCCTCTGTTGAAAAACATGATTAGAAGAAAATTTTATGCGTGGCCGTTTCTGCCAAAGCCGAGAACAAGTCAAACGGTTTGGTACTACCACAGCAAAAAAGAAGAGATACAAGGCTTGTGGTGTTTGCCAGCCGCGGATGCTGTCGCGACTCTTTCTATGATGTGTGTCGTTGACAAGCAGTATAAAAACATGAAAAGATGGTCTGACTATCTTTACACAAAAGATTTTTGGAAATTGATTAGGAAGGAAAGTAATATTTCTATGCTTTCAGAAGAAGAACATTTAGATATCATAAGAAAAGAAGGTACGAATCTTTCTAGAGATGATCTCAGCCCGGTTTCTACCGATCCCATCGATCGAATGCAGTTCTATGCCAATCAAGTCCCTAACTCTTAAAAAATTATTTTTTTTTAAAATTGTGTTTATGGTTTTTGGCAAGCATAAAGTTTCGATTGGAACGTTTCCGACTTCAAATGTAATACCGAGTCGATACATAGACAAGTCAGTGTTTAATGAACTTTGGTTTAATAATTCTTTTAATTCAGACATAGCAAGGTAAAAAAAATTGGAAAATTCGAATGATAACACTGAGCAAGAAAAACAAGAAGTTGTTAACAGTGAACAACAGCAAATTGAAAAAGAAAATAGCATTCATAATGATGAAAATCAGAAACAGCAACAAAATTCTTCAAATACTGAAGAAAATCAAGTCGAAGAGACACAAGAGCAGATAAACTGGCGTAAAGTTAGAGAAAAGCGTGAGAAAGACAAGATAGCTCAAGAAGAAGAGAGAAAGAAAAGTCAAGCAAAAGACGAGCAAATAGCAGCTTTAACACAGCTCGTAAATTCAATATCTCCTGAACAGCTACAGCAACAGATGCAGGGTCAGCAATCTAATCTAACTCAAGAGCAGCAACAACAAGCTATTATAGATCTTTTAGATGAAGACATTCCAACTGGCGGAGAAGTTAAGAATTTCTTAAAACAATATATTCCAAACGCTGTTAATGAAATTTTAAAACAACAAGCTGCTGAGCAAGAAAAAAGAAGACAACAAGAAGAAAGACAAAATCTAGGATCAGATCTTCAAAAAAAACATACAGATTTCTACAACGTGGTGAACGAAGACAATATTGCTTACCTGGACTATCACTATCCGGAAGTCAGCGAAGCGCTAACGTCACTGCCGGAAGGAGTCAATAAATGGTCTAAAATTTATTCAACTGTTAAAAAGCTTGTTCCGTCTAATTCCGACAACAGCGCTGCAAGAATTGAAAGAAACATGAGCAAGCCACAGCCTGGGGCAATATCTTCCTCTTCGCCTTCCGCTGAAATGACAATAGGAAGATCTCTAACGGAAGCTCAAAAAGCTGAAAATTATAAGCGGATGCTTGAGCTTGCAAGAAGATCCTAAATATTGTATTTTAATCGGTATGTTAATCACACCTGTAAAGCCGGTCTCCATACTTGCTTTACATTCCTTTGTGTAAAGCGGATTTACACCTGACGTGTAAACCCGCTTTACATTTCCTTCTTGTAAAGCTTGTGCCTTGTTTGGCTTTACATTTCCTTTGTGTAAAGCGGGTTTACAACGTGTAAATCCGCTTTACATTCCTCAATACTACTGTTAAACTAAAATTAGCTGTATAGAGTTTCGCTAACTCATTCTTTTTTTTGCTGTATAACGGTTTCGCTCCCGTAAGTTATTAAAAACAACTTTAAAGAGGCTTCCATGGCAACAGGAACAACCACACCAGGCAATTTTCAAAGCGAATTGCCACTTCAGGCAGCTGAAGAAATGCTGTCAACTCCACAATTTAACTTGATTTACTCATTTGCTGCTGATCTTCACGAGGCACAAGCAAATATGGGTGATACAACTAGAATGAGCCGTTTTGAGCGTCTATCTACAGACGGCGGTCGTCTTGATGGTTCCGGTATTGATCCGGCTCCTGAGATTCCAGTTCGTACAGATATCGATGCGAAAGTCGAGATCTTTGCAAAATCTTTAGTTGTGAATGAGCAGGTCGAAAAAGGATCAGCCTGCTATAAATCTCTTTTGAATACCTGGGAAGGTCTAAGGGCAGCAGCCTAAGATAACCCGAGGCAACGGTTTAATGATTGCAACAAGACAAATAAGCAATTTCTATAGAACAAGGTCTTTTATCAACAGTCTTAGACTTGGAATAAAAGATCTAGCATTAAACGTCGAGCCGCAACGACTGAGTAAAGAGACACCGGTGACGGTGAAGCGACAGTCTGATCTCATAGGAAACTATGAGAGGAGAAGCCGAAGAGCTTTTCCCGCCGCATTTCGTGCGGTCCGTAGGGTTTTTGGATTGGGCCCGAAAGTAACAGTTGAATGTGATCTGTTCAACAGTCCAGGCGTTCAAGCAAAGTATAAAATTTTGCTTGGGCAATGGCTTAGAGAAAAAGAAGACCTGCTTATGCGAGATCTTCTTTCAACAAACGTTGTATTTCAGTCAGCAAACGGCGGCGTAAGCGCTGATAATCCAACTGAGATTACACGTGCAGACTGCAACAACATTGAGCAAATTTTGCTCAACGGCGATGCAAGAACAACGATGGAAGTTGTAGAAGGTGAAAATCGCTTTGGCACAGCTCCAGTTCGCGATGCGTTCGTAGCGATGGCAAATACTGCGATTACACCAGACATTCAAAACGTCGATGGTGTTTTGCTGAAAGCCAACTATCCTTCACAAGAAGGTCTAAAGCCGGAAGAGTACGCGTCGATCGGTCGTTTCCGATTCTTCGTCAGCTCCAAAGGCGCAAAAGTGGAGAATGCATCTCTTCTAGCTCAGAATATTTATCGTGTTCCGATGTGCGGCATGGAAGCATACGCAAAGCTTGAGCAAAACGGCTATAGCGCTCGTGTTGGAATTATTCCAAACTACGCCATGTCAAATGTTGCTCAAAATTACGGTATGTATGCTAAGTTTGCAATTGCAAGAGCGATAACAAATCAAAATTGGATTTCCGGATTGGAAGTCACAAAAAGACTTTAAGGGAGGTATCTAATGACTGGTTTGACACTGTTTCAGCAAGGTAGCTTTACATCGGATGGAAATGGAAGACGTATTGATCTACAAGGCGGCGCAGATTATTTCGTCGTAGAAAATCAAACAGAGCTTGCAGCTACAAACGATGTAAACTTTCGTTTTACATGGAATCCTCTTCTCAATGAAGGCGAGGCAAACGTAACTCTAAAGACTGGTGGGGGAAACACTACACAGGAAACT